TCAATAAAGGTTTAATGCCAAGTAAGAGGAGGAAAAAACGTGTCAGCAAACGTAAGTAAAACATTAGCTGAAAAAGCTAAAAAAGCTAGAGCAAAAGGTAAAAAGGTTACGGCTGGACAATTACGTCAAGTCTACAACAAAGGTCTCGCCGCTTATAAAACTGGACACCGTCCTGGAACAACACCAAATCAATGGGCAATGGCTCGTGTAAACTCTGTGCTAACTGGAGGTAAAGCGGCGAAAGTTGATGCTCATATATTTGGTAAAGGTAAAAAACCAAAGAAAAAACCAACGGCTAAGAAAAAAGGTTAATGTCTTATTTAATAAGCAATATACCCTTCTTTAAATGTTGGGTACGCAAAGAATTTACGCATAATCATGAAAAATATAGAGGTGAGTTTATACATGCTCATGCGTTTGCTGTAACTACGATGCCAGATAGAACACTTGGTTTTCAAGTTGTGTTTACTGGTTGTGAGGTTGACGGTACTGATGAAACAAATATACACGGTGGAGCAATGTGGGCTAGAATGCCTTTGACTGCATTAGTAGCCGACATACCATTAGATACCATGCCTGACATTATGCACCCACGCTTTGCTCAGCCTTGGGACTGTAGTTCTCATCACCATAGTGTAGTAAAATTAGACTATGTGAGTGTAAGTCCATGGATATGTAAAATAGATAATAGGTTGCATATCGGTAAATATTTATTTACAATAGATTACAGTCAGTCTGATTTAGCAGATGATCCAGCTCAGCATAAGCAGAGTCATGTCATTCAGTTAATAAAGGCTGATAATTGGACTGGTAACATTGTTGCCTTGCCAAATAACAGGGTTAGAGTAACTTCCCCTGCACTCTGGGAAACTGGAGAGGGAGCTCCCGATTTTAAACCGAGTCAATGGACTCATAACGCAGAGGAACATGAACAATATATGGATCCCGAAGTAACCTTCAACAATCTTTATAAGGAGAATAAATAATGATGAAGAAAAAAAGCTATGCGATGGGT